TTAGCGTCACTTGAGCCGAAGAAAAACCAGCGGGCTTCCGCGCCGTCCCGATCAGTTCGCCAACCAAATCCAGTGACGTACCGATAGCCGTCAGAGGGTTTAATGCCCCCATGACGATCTGGAGCGCATTCTGATAGTCGTATGCCTGAAGTGCTCTCGTTGCAATATCCTGAAAATCCAGCGAATCCGCCCCGAGGTAACAGGACGGGCCGTAAATGTTCAGATACGCCTGAACCAAATAATTCAGGATGTCGTTGTATTGCGACAGCGAAAGACCAGAGGATGTAATCGTCGGAGGATTGTACGCCATAGATTTATACTGTCGCCTGAATTCCAGGTAAAGGTTGATTCAACGTGATCGTTCCGTAAACTGTTTGAACATCGCAGGAAAATGAATAGCTGCGGTTTGCGCCGGCATACGTCACCACCAGATTGGTCAATCCGGTAACGTATGGCGTGCCAAGGATGCGCTGGCGAAGAATCAACGCCACCCCATCATTCGTATTCGGAACTCCAAGAATACTCTGAAACAACGGCGTTCCTGTCTGTAGATTAAGGAACCATTCACCCTGTAGCAATAATAGCCGCGTTTGAATCGCCTGAGCTACAGCATTAATACCCGAAAGGAAATTCGATAGCCCCTGCCCGCGCAAAGGATCGCCGCCCGCTGAGGTAAACGTGACTGAAGTCCCGCTGGAGATCGTGGTCGTGGTCGTAAATGGAGCAATACTGACAACCGTTCCGTTCACCGAGGCCACCGGCGTACCTGAAGGTATTCCAGGCACAGAAACAATTTGTCCTTGCGCGAGTCCATTTCCGATAAAGGTCACCGTACTGGGACTGAGCAATTCAGTGACCGGCTGTGACAAAGTTATGGTGATCGTACTGCCGGAAATACTAAACGCCGCCGCAATTGTTCCAGTGGCTATCCCTGCCCCATTGACCGACATTCCAACAACTGCCGTCCCCGCCTCGAATACCGTGGCTTGCGGGCCGGAAAGCGATGAAGTAGGAATCGTCATCGTATACGCTGCGAACGTCACATAGATGCCGCCAACTGCGGAAATCACAGGCTGCGACAATGTGACCGTATCGCCCGATACGGAAACCACCAGCGTATTCGGTTGAATCGCAGGATTGGTGAATGTCAGATTGTTCGAACTGATCGCGGCACTCGTAGGCAAAGATATCGTTACGTTCGTCCCGGAAATGGAGACTATCTGAGTATTCGACTGAATGCCATACCCGGCGACAATTTGCCCTGCCCGTAAATTTGAAGCAGAACCAACGACGATCACACTGGAACCTAAACTAGCCGTTCCCGTGGTTGAAACCACCGCAGTAACCAGTTGACCGGCAGCGATATTGCTGGACGATGAAACCGTCATGTTTGTCGATCCAGCTAGTGCCGTCCCGTATGTCGATGCGTAATTGGCCGTCGCTGAACCGCTGACCGCCGCCGCTACGGTGAAGCTGCTTGCACCGCTCGAAACATCAGCCGCCATCGTTGTGGTCAAGGTCGATGGAGATGAAAGTTTTCGATATGTAAAAACGGGAAGTGACATAACTATGCTGGAGGCCCGGTTTGCGATCCGCCCGACTGAACACCGCTGTGCCGATGCGTCTTGATAACGACTCCATCGACCGTTGCGTTGCCGTTTTGGCTTGTGATGGCAACCGTTTGGCCCTGTAAGGTCAACGCGCCGGATGCCTGTATGTTGATGTTCTTCGTCGCGTTCACTGCGACATTCGGAGCAGTTATCGTGATTCCATTCGTCGCAAGGTCAATAACCACTTTCCCGTCATCGCTGCGAATCTGCATGGATTTCGTGGAGTAATTCTTTAATCCGCGCGGCGTGCTGCGAAGCCCGAATATCGCAACTGCATCCGAAAGGCTGTGCCGACGAGCCGTGATCGGCTTATTATTCAACCCACCATTCTGCCACCAGGAATCCAATTCATTATCAGAAAAAACAAGCAGGCATTCGTCCCCGGCCTGAATCGGCATTGTCAGATTCCATCCACCGGCAGACGGGAAGACCACAGGAACATCCTGAATCACTCCGGTATTCGTCAGTTGAGAACCGCTCATGCCACCGCCAGGAGGAACGTAAGTCGCCTGAATGTTTATCGGGCCATCAACGCCATTGAGATTGTATTGGATGCGCTCGTTGATCGCAAAACGCACGCTCACCGTAGCAGGAGGACCGGGGAAGAACTCCTGAACGATTGCCGGGACAGCTACCCGCAATCCTTCATTGATGATTTGCGCGATTTGCCGGAATCGACTGGTCGATTGCCCAAGTCGCTGCGGGATGTTGACGCCGAAGTTGCTATCCTGCGTCGGCCCCGGTGTCGGAGCCGTTACGGGCAATGGCTGCGAGTTGAAAGTTGACATTTTGTTATCCCACCGCCGGCGATGTGATGTTCAGGAAATTGCGGAAGAACTGATTTGTCAGTCCGGTGATTTCGGTATACCAATCGGCATTGCCGCCTCTGGTGTCGCCAACATGCCGGATACCGGCTACAACGTAATTACCGCCCTTGTCCAGAATCGCAGGATAGCCCGGTATGGTGTAGGGAAACTGGTTAATAACCGTCCCCGGAGCCAGCCCAACAACGTCACCAATTCGAACGCCAGCGTCCATAAGAACTTTGAACGTCACACCCTGCTGTGTTTGCTCTGGCACGCCAAGCAGAGTCTTCTTAATCACTCCGGTAGTCGATCCAGCGGGCGCATACACTCCCGGAAGATTCGGAGGGCCATACACGTAATCCGGCACCGCCGTCGATGTGGATTCCAGTGACCGAACATTTAAGCCATTCGGGGATAGCCACATCTGCAATTTGTATGGAGCCGCAATCTTGGCGATTTCCGTTAATGGTTTACCGGAATACACCTGAGCACGCGAGAACTTTTGAGTACTCAAAGTTTGCGAATCAACACCAGGTTGCCCGGTAACGGTCTGGTCAATCTGGATTCCACAGGCATCGCAAATCTGCTGAATTGCCTGATACGGCGTCTTCCCGGCTGCTACGCTGATATTCACCGCCGCCAATTGATCTTGAAGCAGCCCGACAAGACAGCGTAACGTGATCTTGTAATCGACCACGTTTTCGCGGGTCCAGATTGGCTGGAAAACATGACCACTCCAGATTTGATTCGCTTCAGGCGTGAATGGTCCACCGGAGCCGCTCTTGTACCCTGCGCTGATCTGCAAGAGATCGCCCATTTGAATTGCCTCGCTCTGCTGAAGCAACGTCAACTGGTTTTGCAGACCAGCGGCCAATGAAGACTGCGGCACGCCGGAAGTCTGTAACTGCGCTTGTAGAGTCTCTGCGATATTGTAAAGCGTCATCTCGCAGGTCCAGTAATTCGCTCCACCGGAAGGCCCCGCCGCCAAAGAGTGAGCCGCTATTTCAAACGTCGCCCGCAACGGAACGGCAAACTGGTCACTGGACAGAATAATGCTGTTGCTTTGCGTCTGCGGGGTTAGCTTTATCTGCCATGCCCGTTGAAAGTATGGCACCGCCGCTGACGTTGACATGGGTTATTTTTTCGGAGCTTCAGCGCAAACGATGTGCTTGCCCTGTGGTGTCGGAGTCTTCGTACCACACGCTTTTGTAATGGCCGCTACCGCCGCCTGCATATCGGCCTGCGCCTGCGGCTTTTGCGTAGCCGCAATCTGAAGTGCGGCCTGTGCCTGCGCTTCCTGTGCCTGAATCTTCGTCATCACGGATTCAGCGCGGAAGTATTCGGCTTCCATTGCTGATGTGATTTCAGGTTCATCCTTTGCTTTGAGTGCCGGATCGGCGGCAAGAAGGATGCCACTGAAAAATGCTGCTGCTGCAAGTGTCTTCATAGTGCTTATGATACTCCGATGAAAGGCCATCAACAATGGGTAACGATTCCATATTCGACAACCATTGTCGATGTGTTTACAGAGCCAGCAGTACAGGACACGCCAGTATTGCCATTTATGTAATACTGCGTGGTGTTTACATATCCGGTTATACTCAGGCCAACGCTGGTTAAACTTCCTCCGGAATTCAATGTAAAGCCCGCTGCCTGAATACCAGACGAACTCGTTAGCCCGCCACTTGCTGTAATTGAACTGGAGAACGTATTGGCCCCTGTAAAAGTTTGAGTCGCGGATAATACCGCATATCCCGTACCGGAAGTTATGCATGAGGGGCAATTTATCGTCTGATTGGGCCATGAACCTGTCACTGTTATGTTCGTACCCGCCACAAGGCTAGGAGATGATGTCCCGGTGCCGCCATGTGCAACGTTCAGAGTCCCGCCAAGAGTTATACTGCCGCTGGTGGAACTGGAAGGCGTAAACCCGGTTGTCCCGGCAGAGAAATATGTAACCCCTCCGCCACTACCAGAACAGCTTCCAGCGGTCCAAACCCCACTTGCCCCAACGATACAGTCACCATCGACTTCCGCCAATGCCACAACCGGGACCGGGCTATTCGTATTTACCGCAGCATAAAGACCAGCCGAAGTCGAAGACAACGTAGTATAACCGGATGCTGATGTCGAGGCAGAACCATTAACGAATGTATGGTTGATGGACGTTACGCCGCCCGAAGAAGCATTGATCGCGGTAGATGCGCTGGAAGATGTCAACAATCCGCCATCCGTCGAAATATAACCAGATACCACATGGAGCGCATCTGTAGCCGTGCTCGTTCCCGTAATCGTCAAAATTTGAGATGAATTATTCCATTCAAAATTTGACGATCCAACCGGAGCCGTCCCATTGCTGTAGATGACATAGTTTGCAGATGGCCATGTCACACCGCCCGCGCAACTACCCGAAGACCACTGAGTTGAACTGTTTACAACCAAACAATTACCAATCGTTCCCGGTGCAACGCCAGTAGGAGAACTTGACCCGTTGCTTATGACGACATCGCCGGAAGTCGGCCATGTGACGCCACCGCCACCGCCGCAGCCAGTACAGGATGCAACATTAAGCACACCGGAACTGGAAATGCCATAGCCGCCATTCGTCGTAATGGATTGGAAATTTGCATCACCACCCCCGGTAACATAAAATGTTCCAGTGTTTGATTGCAAACAATGAGAAGAAGTTGTATTGGTGCAATTGAAAAGTGGAGAGATAATCCCGTTCGTTGTAATGTCAGTGTTCCACCCGCCATTATTCATATTGAAGAACAGCCCGGAAGGATACCCGTTGAACGTAGTCGTGCTGTAAAAGGCATACGCATTAGAAATCGACACGGACGGCGAACCGGAACTCTGTCCTGCCCATTCCTGCCAGTTCGTTGCAATTGATTGCCCCGCCAAATTCCCCTGATAGTCCGCGCTCCATGATCCATCCGAATTCTGAAACGTCTTTGCCCCGGAAGTAAGCCCGGTAACAACCGCATTGAACACTGGAGCCTTCAGCCCCGTATAAGCACCTGTGCTGTAACTGACATAGAATTCTTCTTTCGTGGTGTCGTAGTACATATTGGCATTGCCGCTGCCAGACACCGAAGGAGCCGTTGAAAGTCCTGTGAAAATGAGAGGATTGGTATTAAAGCCCGTCCCGATACATGCCCAAGATGAACCGTTGTAAAACGTCGGGCAATTCGACGCCGAACTGTAAGCCAACATACCAGCAACAGGCGTCACCGGGGAACTGGTTGACCCTACCGTATAGGTCGGAAGATTCGGCCCCGTCGCCAGAGAATTAGTATACGGCGTCAGGTAAATATACCCGCCGCAAGGCAAGGACGAACACGGCCCACCGGAATAACTGTTCCCGAAGTTCCCCCCGATCACCTCCATCCCCCCATAGAACGACTCGAACGAATTGTAAGCCCCAACATCAGTCGCATGACCACCACGCGCATACAGATACCCATTCAGATTCAGGCCATACGTCCGGTTTACCGGAATGCTGTTACCAACAGCCGTGCCGCTTGTATGCGCGGCGGCAGTAGTATTAAAACCGGGGTTCACCCCATAGCCTCGCGTGACCGTCAACGAAGCCGTCCCGCCGCCGCCCGTAACAAGCATTTGCTCGTTGTCGATCTGGATGACATTTCCATTCTGGATATACGCGCCGGAAGCCACCGGAATGGTGGTAACACTGCTATTGATATTCCCACTCAACGTAGTTGCAGGGCATCCAACGCCGGAAGCAGGCATCAACGGAGATAAGGAATTCCAAAGCACAACGTCCGTTGCGCCGAAACCAGCCGCGCCGGGGACAGGCAACGGCTGACCGATCTTGTTCCCGCCGAAATCCGTACAATTCGAGCCATCATACGGATTATATGTGATCGGCGGGAAACGAAGGTATCCGCCAACACTCCCAGTCGCGTAATCCTGCGTCACATTGCCGCCGAGAATGGTGGCATTAGTGAATGTCTGTCCGAACGCTATAGCCGAGAACAGTACAAAGAGCGAAATGGTTTTCATGGAAGTTTTAAGCAAGTGGCATCCCGTTGGCTGCGATTTGCATGAGTTGGGCATACGTTCCGTCACTGGAAACCTGAAAGACAAGGACCGCCTGAGTATTCGGGGTCGTATCCAGGATAAAAGAACTCAAGCCGCGATAAAACGATGCGAACGTGACATTGTACGTCGGTGCCGTCGCAGGCTGCACAATCTGAATAGCGAACCACGCTAAGGCTACCGGACTGGCGGGAGCCGCGATACTTGCGATCCCGGTAAGAACACCAGGGACAATTCCGCCAAGCGTACCAGTTCCCTGCACATACCCGGACGGCATATTCGGCGTCAGCGAACCGCTGGTGCCCATGCCATAGAAACCTGCAAGCCCGCCAGCGGGTCCGGGAGGCCCTTGTGGTCCGGGAGGTCCAGCCGGTCCTATCACGGACGTTCCCCACGGTTCCCCGGCCACGTAGCCGGTATTGTCATCCCACAACAGCAGAAAGTTGGTTCCAAGATCGTTCGCGGCGTTACTAGGATAGTCATTCGTTGAATTTCCTGCATTGATAACGAAGGCCGAACCGATGTTCAGGTATTGGTATGGAGCCAGAATGTTCGCCGCCGGCCAAACTCCGGTGAGCAACGGAACACCGTAAACCAGCGGGTTCCCGGTCTGATCGGATATGTTCATGACCCAATATCCGCCCATCGAGTTGTAGTACAGAAACAAGGATAATTGAACCGTCCCGCCGTTGATATTCAGCGGTACAGTGAACGTCTGATTGTTCAGTGGCGAAAGCGGAACGATTTGGGCCATGTTAGAAAAGACTTGGCGGGATGAACGGCAACGAATTCGTGAACGATTCGCTACTCCACGTTCCAGAATTTGGGACCGTAGCCCCGGATTTCGTCGGAAAATTCGGCTGTGGAACTCCAGCGACTGTTGCCGGTGCTCCGAACACATAATAATCCAAAGTCGGGGTCAGACTTTTCGTACTGTAATTATTGCTGATGGTTTGCGGCACGCTCGTCGTATTCGAGCCACCAGCACTACTCACCTGGCTTGCATCAGGTCGTGAACTTGCAGCCGGATTGGTTGGCGATTCGTACTCTACATCGGCCAACAATACCTGCTGGAAGGTCACAATGCACTTCAACCCGAATCGCGTGCTAACTTCCTCAACGGGCCGCACACTCTGAATCAGCATATTACTGTATTGGGCAAGCCGTGTGGAAAGTCCAAGCAATTGCATGGACGCCTGAAGACTGAGCAATGTCTGATATGCCGATACGCTGCGGCTACCGGACCCGCTGAACTGCCCGGTAATGTACGATTGCATCGAATCACTCATCGCAATCTCAGCCGTCACCCGCGCCGGGACCAGATACGCATGATCCGAAATGCTCGCCTGTGTCTGCACCGGATTCTGTGTGATGACCATTTCCTGTTCATGCTCAACGCGAATGGCCGCGTCGAAAACATACAGGATGGAGTTGAAAGAGTTCAACCCTTCCGTGGCCGGCGGAGTCGCATATTCCGGGTCCGATTGAGGATTCGGCACCAGAATCGTTAACGTATTCCCCGGAACGCCCTGACCGACAGGCCATTGTGGTGGACGCCACCCAATCGAAGCCATGGCTAATACCCGCTCGCCGTAGACATCATCGCAAGATCATTCATGGTTAACAATTTATGAAACGCCTCAGTTGTTTCCTTAGCTGTTTTATGGGCAATTTCATGAGCACTTGAATTGGTCCCCGTGACATTCACGTTGACATGAATATCGCCGGTTGTTACGGATCGGCTCAATGGCGCACCGGGCGCGATACCTGTTCGCTCCGCTACGTCACGAATATAAGCAGCGGTATTATTCTCGCTGGATGGTGCCCAGGATGAAATCAATTCCGCCAATGTTGTAGTCGGAGAACCATTTACATCGTGGCCGCGAGAAATGTCCAATGCAATCTGACTTTGCGCCGCCTTATAACCAGCCTCATACGTGTCAAAATGCGCGAACCCACCGACGCCTTGTGTTGCGCCCGGTTGCCCCACGAATCGCAAATTACCGGGATTATTGTTAGCAATCAGATTCGAATTCACCCCTTCATGCGCGACGATGGCATCCGTGATTTTCGCAAGAAGATCAGCAGGGACATTGCCTAATACACCGGATAGATCTGGAGGCTTTACCTCGCCAAGATCAACGCCGGTTACCATCTGGCGATACGCCGGATCGTACGCCCCAAGTACTGCGGTCCCACCAGGCGTTACATTGGTTAAAACTTGACCAACATCATAACCGACACCGTAAATGGTTCCTTTTAAAGTTTTCAACCCTTCCAGTGTTTCCTTGCCCGCATCCTTAAAATTCAGATTTGCCAGTTGCGACAACGCGCCGATAAAATGACTGATCGACTTTTCAATACCGGCAATATAACTAAACAGGTGCGCCGCCGCCATAGCGGCATATCCAATCGCTTTCCCGAACTTTTCAAAACTAGCCGTTGAGCCTTCGATGGAAGTGTCGCCGCTAAGAAGTCCCATGAAGTTCTGAAAAACAATAACGAATTCCTTCCCGACTTCGCCAAGTTGCTTAAACATCGACCAGGTACTTTTCAGGATTGGGACCAAGCCGGTAGAGAGCTTAGCCCCCAATTCATCAACATGATCTTCCAGCCAGGTCACCCACCCGCCGATCTTCGCTTTGATTTCATCCAACGGTAATTTATCGAACAGATGCGATACCGTGGACATTCCAAGGAACTCCGTCGCCAACTTCAACTTGGAGAACTCAAATCGAATATCCCGCAGCCGCACCATTTTCTGCTCGAAGTCAGGCCCGAGTGCGCCGGTCATTTTCTGAATCGCCACGCCAAGATCAATGGACCGCCTGCTCAGTTCAGGGTCCCAAATAATCTGCTCCATCGACGCGCCAAGCGTGTCAGTCGTCATTTTCAACTGACGCGCCATCGACTGATTCATCAGCATCGTCTGACCGAACAGGCGATACTCCTGATCGGCCATCGCTACCTTATCGACCAGCCCAACTACCGCACCGCTGACCGAGGTAAACGCGCTGACAATCCCGACTTGCGCTTTAAGCAGCGAATGGACCATTCCGCTGGCGTGCCGGTCCACGGCCATATCAGCATCGGCTAATATATCCTTGAACCGGCGAAACGATGGTTCATCGTTCTGGAATCCCAACCGGACTAAGTAGGACTCTAAAATATCTGACATTACCGTTTATTCTCCGCCGCTTCGCTGGCCCGCCGCTTATTTTCGTCCATGTAGTCCAGAACTTTGTTAATGTCTACCAAGTCGAAGAAGTCATACGTGCCGTCATCAATTTCATGGTGTCTCCAGTACCCGGCCAATACCGGACGCCAAACATATGCCTCTAAGCCTTCGGGGAAGCTGGCGGGTTGGTATCCGGGGTTGCGGTGGGGCCGTCTTGCTGCGTCACCGCTTGCGGAAAAA